TATTTTAGTAAATTTTCTTTTACCAGGAGCTATTGCACCACATCCTATATTTCCAGACCTTGTGCCTGGTTGTATAGCTCGACCATTATAACTTACTAATCCACCTGTGTTAAATTTTTTTATTTTAGTTGAGTCTTGTATTTGTTCACCCATTTGCGATCGTGATATGGGCATTATATCAATCCTATCAAACCAGTAATTCCAGGTGAATAATTATTTCTATTAGAATAATAATTTGTTGCTACATTATTATGTTGAGGAACTGTAGTTGTGTTTTGTGGAGCATTTCCATACAATGCTTTGTTTCGAGCAATTTGTGCTTGTAATGCACCTAATGTATTTTCATAATTTGTTGTTCCAGACGCTTTATCAGCTTTTTGAGCAAAATGTAATTCTGACATAAATTGTGGCATTTCACCAATCAACATTTGAGTTATATCATAACCACTGTAACCAGGATGACGAACGGGATCATTATAATACTCAGGAACTTCAGGCCATTTTAATCCAGTTGAAACTGACGGTAGAACAGTTTCTCCAAACGGTGGAGCTTGTAAATTACCACCATAAGCTACATTCGACATTTTATAATAAGGGCTAGAAGTCTGACCTCTATTAGCCCAACTTCTAATATAAGAACCTATTCCTCTTCCAATATCTGCTATATCTCTACCAACTGTTCTAAAATTATTTAAATTAGGCTGCCAATTCATACTGATAACACCAATCTTAATAATAAGGTGATAGTACTAACAGAAGCACCAATCATAACCATTTCCATTCTCCACAATCTTTTATCAATTGCTTCGTATCTCTCACTACACGCATCCACATGGTCATCAATTTTTTGTTTAACTGTGGCTACGGTAGGTTTAGACATTATGCTGTTCCAAATAGATTGTTATACATTGTAGGATTATTAGTACTTAGATAATCTTGATAATCCTGTGAATATTTTTGTCCTTCAAAAGGTGTGTTTAAATAATTTTGATAATCTGTTGTATACATGTCCCCACTAAATCCAGGTGAAGAATATTGATTATATAATGTTGAATAAGGGTTATAAGGTAATTGATTATAATTAAAACCTCCATAACCTCCGAAGAAAGGACTTGAACCATAACCATATCCTGTTGAATATGGAGACCATCCACTTCCCATATTTCCGTAGAAAGAGCCAATACCACCTGCATAAGGATTCATGCCATAACCGTAACCATATCCGCCAAAGAAAGGATTGCCATAAGAAGGATTCATATAACTTCCGCCATACATGTTCCCATAACCTCTTCCATAACCTCCAAGAAGACCTAATAGACCTCCAATTCCTGTCAACCCAGTATTATTAGTATTTTGTTGAGGAAATCTTTCATTTAAATAATTTGTAAAAGCTGTATTAAAATCAAAGTCAGATACTAAATTATTAAAATCATCAACATTATCAACATTTTCTACTGTGTCTGTTGTGTTTGTTTCTTGTGGTGCATTTAATTCTGGATAAACTGATAACATTTCTTGAGGACTATTAAAAGTTTCATAACCTAATATTGCTGCTTCACCGGCATTCATCATTGTAGCTTCACCAGTTAATGGATTATATGCATACACTGTTTCTCTTCCAGTGCCTGTTCCAAAATCTGGATTATAAGGATTGTATGAATAATTTCCTTCATAAGTATATGTACTTGGATCAAATCCTTCCATAAGAGCATTAAAGTTATCTAAAGAATCACCACTTAAATATCGATCTCTTATTTCATCAGCTGTTATGCTTCCTTGCTCAAACCAATCAGCAGTACTTCCTAAACCAGTTGTATTTAAAAAATTAGTAATATCGTCCATTGTCGTTACTGTTCCTGGTGGTGGATCATTACCAGGAGGCGGAGGGGGATCATTACCAGGAGGTGGTGGATCGTTATTATCTACATAACTTGTAAAGTTACCATCTGCATCCATTACTCCTGTAGGACTTCCGTCAGCCGCAAAGTAATATTTTACACCTGTTTCTGGATCAGTATTAACTCTAGTTCCATCATCATTAATAGTTACATTAGGGGGTGTTATCGGTCCAGGAGGATAAAGTGCGAAATAATCCTCTTCTGATAATAACTCACCTGTATTTGGGTCAGTATACATTGCTGGTGCATTGAAGTCTGCCGTATCTCGCTTTAGAGTTTCTAACTCATTAGAATCAATTTCTAAAGTTGAACCAGTTGTTGGTGCTCCTAATGTTTTTCCTAAAGTTAAAAGTTCTACTGTACTTAAACCAGCAAAAGCTGGGTCAGAAGGGTCTAAAACTCCGCCATTATTAGCTATTGCATCTAATTGTGCTTGAGTTACACCATCAGGAGGTGTTTCTAAATTAAAAGGACCTACAACTTTACCATTTTTATAAGTAGTACCACCAATAGTAACACTACCATCTGGATTTGTTACCATATCTGGTAATCCAGACATGTTAAAAAAGGAATTAATAGGTATATCCATTTTATCTCCTTATGCTGTGTAAGATACTACGCAATTAGTAATACCAGCACTAGATACTACCCTCATACCTCTTTTTAATCTATAACCTGCATCTGCGTAGAAACTATCACTACTTCCGCCATTTACTTTAAAGGTACTATCAGTAGTCCATGTTCCGCCAGAATTTTTTGATTGAATATCAACCGTTCCATCTGACGAATCGGCTTGTAAATATATACCTCTAAAGTAAACAACTTGGTTTGTACCTTTAGCAGCAGTATTAGCATTATTAGTGTCACCCGCAACAACTATTGTAGTTGCACCTGACCCTTGTTGATGGCTTAAATAAGAGCCTGCCATTTATACCTCCTAAGATAGGTTGTTATTTTGTACATATAAAACTGTAACAGTCGCAGCACCTGTGGCACCGTCACCAGTTGCAGCTGTAAAATCTGCAAGTATTTGTAAATCCGTAGTACCTACATTAGTAGCTTCAGTATCTAAAGTTCCATGTGTAGTTCCTAATGATTTTACATTAGTTGCAGGTAAAAAAGCATCTGCATCAGCTGATGTTCCAATAGCAACAGTAGCAGTACTACTGTCGTTATTAACTGTTGTTACATTTAATATTACATCTACCACTTGTGAGTTAGCAGGAACTACTGCAACTGATTGATTAAGTGCAGAAGCACCAATAATATCAAGTACAAAAGTTTGTGCCATTACTACAGAACCAACATTAGCAACATCAGTGCCAACGGTGGTACCAGTGGTATCTTTGATTGTGCCGGCCTTGATAGGTCCGGAAAAAGTTGTTTGACCCATTGTTTTTCTCCTTAGTCGTTAAAGTCGACCTTAATTGGTCGTCTAGGGATATCTATAAAATACAGAAGAAAAAAGGATAATGCAAATAAAAAAAGGGGCTAAGCATCCCTAGCCCCTTTAAAGAATTGATACTTAATTAATTAAGCACCTGGTGAACCGTAGATCGCACGAGGATCAGACCATCCGAAGCTGTAACGCTCCCTAGCCTTAAATCTCATGTTACCTGTGTTGAACTCACCTTCCATTGCAGTTCTTAAAGGTGCACGGGTAAAGTGTTTTAGCCCGTTTGGTGCATCTGTAAGAATAAAGAATGCGTCAGGGTCTGTTAAGAAATGATTAACAGTATACCCTTCTGGAATCGCACCCGATGATCTAAGTGCATTGATATCGTTATCAGCAGTTCCAACTCGGCCTTCAGATTTCATTAATCTTTCAGCTACGAATTGAAGTTCCGCAGGGATAACAAGTTTTCTGCCACGAAGTGCTACGATTAAGCCTCTTTCATCAGTGAATTGACTGATTGAAATAAGACCGTTTTCTAAAGCAGTTTCGTTTAGATCGGTTGCTGTGGTTGGTTCGTTAGAAAAGGTCCCCCCAACAGAAAGCGGATGGTCTGTTGCAAGTAATTCCTTGCCGTCACCACCAGTAAAATTGTTGTTGAATCCATTATTTAAAATGGAAGCACCTTTTACTTGCTTACTATGTGCCATTGATCGTGCTAATGCACGAGTATAGCGATTTGACAGACGGTCGTAGAGGTTGTCTTCGACAGCTTCTTCAGTTAAGGCAAAAGCCATTGCTACAGTTTCGTGTGTGTAACGAGCTGTATAAACTTCAGTCGCTGAGTCGTATTCAACTCCAGCACCTTCTGATTTTGTTGGGGCCGCTCCAAAGCCGGAAAGCATTACTTCTTCTTCGAAAGCTCTATCAGATGATTCAGTTTCGAAAATTTCAGCAGCTTCGTCTCCGTACTTGCTGTACTCTAAGCCAAAGAGAGCGTTTAGACCAGGCTCTAATTCTTTAGCAAGTTGTGCTCTTGATATAGCCATTGTTTATCTCCCTAATTTAAGCCAGTTGTACCAGCAGAAGCGAAATGGTTGTTGATAAGGACTACAACATTAGTGTTTGCAGAACCTGTATCATCATTGTCAGGATCGGTAGATACTGCAAGAGCTTTTAAAGGAAGGGAAGCAGTTGTGTTTGCTGTTCCTACATCTAGCTCTGCATATGAAATACCACTGTTTGAACTTCCTGTACCTGCACCATCCACAATATCATAGTTAGCGAAAACGCCACCTATAGTGAATGCATCGTCTGCTTGCACTTCACAAATGATATTAGGATCGTCCACGACATAAGCCTTAACAGTGCTAGTCACATTACTATCACCGGTCCAATAGTTTGACCATTTAGGTTTACCTGTTGATGAATCTGTAAATTGGCACCCATTAAATACGCCCACTACAAGTCCACCATCAGCAGCAGCCATTCGATCGATATATCCAGTCGCTAGACCTTTTACAATATCACCTTGATAAACTTTAGTGGTATTAGCATTTGATATTTCGTATTCTCTTTGACCGCCAGTATAAGCACCACCGCCAAGTAAGGCAGCAGGTCTTAACCCAAATGGAGCATCTTTGTTAGCCATTAGCTACTCCTATTAGATTTTGATTCTATTTATTTAGAACCAAAGGTTACTTTTGAACTTCGCTCTGCCTCAAATTTAGGCATCGCAGGATTGTTGTCACGCATCCAATCATTATCAACCGCTTGCATTTGCTGTCTAGCACGATCAGCGTAATATTGTTTGCGTTGTTCAACGAACTCTTCTGGTATTCTTGCCAGAAGTAAACCGCCTACACCAATGACTCCGGTATATTTACCATCCTCGACAGTTGGAAAGACGCTACCCTCATACTCATCTGCACGCACGAGTTCATAACCTTCAGTCATTCTTGAATGAACATTGTTCTTATCATCATAACCTAGAACTTCGGCTCTTATCCATCTATGGACATAACCAGCGGGTGGGGTTGGGGCGTGCAATTTATTGGGTGGTCGCCATTGCACGGGGCGTTCGCTAGAGGCTCGTGTGTTGTTTGACCGAGCGTTTCTATCTATAACAGGAGCTTCAGTAGCTTCTGCATCTATAAATTCGTATTCGTTATTTTCTTCTGACATCATGTACCTCTATGAATTTCTTGCATCAATTTTTGCAACTTCTCTAGCGTATGCATCAAGCGGTACGCCAAGTTTTTTAGCTACAGAAATTTGTGCTGGAGTTAATTTAACACTTTTTTTACTCTTTTGGCTAGTCTTTCCTTGAGTTACAGGAGCGACTGTTTGAGTACGGGTAGTTTTCCCTTCAAATTTATGTGGAAATTCAGTTCTAATCCTTTTATCAATTTCTGAATAATATTCATCAGATTGAGGATCAAAACCTTCTTCCTCAACAAGTTGTTGATGAATTGTAAAAGCCGTTGCTGTCATAGCACGGTCTTGTCCAAACCAACTATTCTCTTCTCTTTCAGCCCAATCAACTGCTTTCGCATCTGGCTGAGGTGGAGGAGCATATTCTTGTTGTTGTGGTTGTTGTTGTTGAGCACCAGGCTGAGCTTGATAATTTTGTTGAGCTTCTTGTGCTTTTGTTGTTCTTTCTTGATTTTGCTTGAAAAGTCTCAATCTTTCTTTTTCAATAGCAATTTTAGCCATTACTTGCTGAGCATCAGCCATTTTCTCAACTTCACCAGCTTCATACGCTTCTTTAAAAGCAGCTTTAGCTTGTGATTCTTGAGAATCAATTCTACTAGATGCTTCTGCACTATAACCTGTATTTAAATTAGAAAGTTGTGCTCTTAAAGCATCAGCCTCTGCTTTTTGCTGTTGAGCAAATTGTAAAGCAGCAGCTTCTCTTTCTTCAGTTTCTTTTCTTTGTGCAACAAGTTTGTTAATTCGTTTTTGGGTTTTATCTCTTCTTTTATCAAGTTCTTCTTCACTTAATCCTTGAGAGACGGGCTCACCATCAGTCTCAGCTTCATTACCAGTTACATCAACAATAGCCGGTTGGCTTTCATCAATAGTTACTGGTTCTTCAACTTCAACTATTTTTGCTTCTTCTGTTTCATCATTCATTAGACACTCCTATATTGTAAAAACATCAGTTGGTTCCAAGATAGTTCCAAGAATCTCGTCGTCATTTAAAATCCTAATTTCGCCGTCAGCAAGTTTAATTCTTGTTCCAGCGTACTTACTAATAATTACCCACTCGCCTTCTTTACAGTAAGCTCCGTTAGGAAATTTCTTTTTATCTTTGTAAGCATCAGGGCCTAAAGTGACCACATAAGCTACGACCGTAGCTAAAGATTCTCTTTCTCGTGTCTCGTCGGGAATAACAATGCCACCTTTAGATTTTTCAAATCCTTGAAAAGGCATAACAACCACACGATATCCTGTGGGTTGCGGTATTCTTTCTTTTGCGGATTTTTTAAGAAGACTTGGATCAAGTACTCTTTTGTTTTCTTCAGTGTAAGCATCGGATACTTGTAGTTCAGGCTTCTCTTCCTTTTCTACTTTCTTCTCCACTTTTTTATCAGCGTACCTATCGGGTACATACAGCTTTGTTTTAGCCATCGTCACTATCCTCCTGTGACACCAGAGCGATTATCTCTTGCTCCACATAAGCCAGACTCTGTAATTGACCTATGCACGACCGATATGCTTCCCAATCTTTGCAGTTCCCTGAAGTTACTTTTTC